AGTTCAGCCAAGACATGACCTGGATGGGCAGTCATTCTTTGCCGATCTTCTCTAGCCTACCCATGCCAGAACCCGCGCCATACTTCATTCCGGTACGGCCGCCCGCCGCTCTAGCCATAGAAGGCGGGGACATGTTTGGGCCACCGGGCATAGGACCAGCAGGAGCGCCACCAGGAGGCGGTGCAGGCATTGCGCCAGGACCAGGCATAGGCATAGGCGGACGAGGCATAGGCGTAGGAGCGCCGGGAGGAGGCATCATATCGCTATGGTCAGGCTTCTGGGCGATGATAATATTGACGTTCATCTTGCCTTTGCCTGCGCTGCCGCCAGACTTACGGGCAATCCGACCGCCCCCATGACGCTGTAGACTAGGGGGGATAGCCGCGCCGTGATGAATTAGGGAACGACGAATTGTATCCAGATCATCATCTCCTTCGGCATTGTTCATCAATCTCTGAAGGCCGCCCCCCTCCAATTCCTCACGCGGTATAATTTGCTGGGATTCGCCTCCGCTTGCGCGAGCGATTCGGCCGCCGGTTGGGCGCGTTCCCGAAATCTCCGGGTCCATGCCAACGGGGCCGCCGTCCGCCTTGTGCATTTTCTTCAGCGTTTTTGCCAGATCGGCCCGCTTCCTCTCAGTCGGATTGGAACTGTGCTCCGCCTTCGATAGCTTCTTGGCTGGGATCTTCTCGCCTTCCGGCACATGCAACTCACGATGCAGCGCGCCTTTGTTCTTGGTTGCGCCAGCAATCCAGTTGCCACCGCCATCCTTGCGTCCGGTGCGGCCGCCGCTCTTAAGTCCCGCATTAGCCATCAAGCCAGAGGGAGCCGCCGCGCCAAAGCTAAACCGGCTCTGAGGGGGCATCGCGATCGCCGCACTATTGGCCGGCACGGGTGTTGCGCCGCCAAGATCTCTCGACTTGCGTCCGCCGTGCCTATGGGCCGCCTTTCCGCCCGTCGCGAGGTTCTGAGGGCTAATCGGTCGATTGCCTAACTTCTTATCAGTATCCAAGAAGCCAGCTGGAGCTTCCGTCCAGCCGCTAGCGTCAACCGAACCTTTATTCCCGCCCGTAAGGCGTTTGACTTTTTCCCTGGCCGCCGCGCGGCCCTTTTCACTCATCTCAGACATTTTACCTTTTCCCCTTAGCCTTTCTTGCTCTATTAGCCCTGAGTAGGGCGTCCATTACGATTGCGCCGCCATCGGCGTACATTCCTATTCCAGTCCCGGTTCCCATCTGCGAACCGCCGCCGAACCCGTAAAGCCCGTTGATTTCATTCTGCGAAACCGGACCTACCGGCTGCGGTTTGGGAGGCGGCGGCACCGGATAGTTGAACCCAAACACTTGGTTCATGGTTGGGCTATTGGTTCCCAATGCTTCGTCTAGCGTGTTGTTGTAGGTTGGGGCGCCCGCTGCTGCGCCGCCTGTTCCGTTTCCTCCTGGGGAGGCCATCGGAATGTTGCCAAGCGGAGCGCCCGTGGCCCCAGCCGCGTTGCCGAGGTTCTGACCTTGTAGGGCGGGAGTAATTGGAGCGGGCGGAGGCGTCGGTTGCTGCTGCGGCGCGGTCGAAACCGGATTGCGAGCGCGGATTACAGCGTCGGCCATTGCAAATGGATTATTCCCAACAGAATCATTACCGTAGCGCGTACCATTTGCGGACTGAGCGGCCATTCCATAAGATGCTTGAAGCCCCTGCGCGTTCAACATGGTATTCTGCGACGCTTCGTCCCTAGCCTGCGCGGCAGCCTGCTGTTGGATTTGAGTATTAAGAGAATCCAACGTGGGGGCCGTCTGTGTCTGCGCGCCGCCGGTTGCCGCCCGATGTCGCGCCAGGATCTGAAGCGCTCGCGCGATTAATTCAGGCGAAGGCATGGATTTAATCGAGCCGCCTTTTGCGGCTGTTTGGGCAGGATCGTATAAAGCCTGTGGATTATCGTATCCTGATTCAACGCTCGGCATAAAAGCCACCTTGTCATAGAGATTGCTTTGTGGATCTGCGGAAGCCTGCGGGCCAGCGGTTGCGTCCTGCAGTTGCGGGGGCGGCGGAGTTGTCGCGCCCTGCGCCTGGGTCGGCGGCGGAGCGGGCGGCGGGGATGGCTGCGGCGCGCTGCGTTCGGTCGGCGCTGGGTAGGTGTGGCTTGTCAATGGATCTGTGTTGGGGTCCGTGATCTGCAAATGGCCGCGAGGAGCGACAGACGATGGCGCGGCAGTAGCGGCTTGTGGTGCAGGAGCGGGTGCGGCTCGTTGCTGCGCTTCGACCGGAGCGGCGGTTGGCTGTGCATCCTGAGATTGAGGATGATCCTGATACAACTTATACATGTTGTAGGCGTCAGCAACGCGGTTGCCCTCAGTGGCGTATCCTTCGTATGCTTTACCTATTTCATGAGCCAGCCCCAGCCCCTGCTGAGACGGCCAAGTAGGAATCATCTGGCGCGCTTCTTGGTTGAAGAAGTCTATTTGCGTATCAGGGTCTTGCCAATTTGTTCCTTGCTGCTTGGCGAAATTCTGTAGGTTCGCCAATCTATCCCGATTCCACTGGAAATATCCGTGCGATCCGCCGGGGATGGATGGATCGCCGCCCGCCGCTGGATCAAATGAACTCTCCTGCATTGCATTACCGGCCGCTATAGCGGCAGCGGCTGGCGTCCATCCGTGAACGTTCACGAGGCGGTTCATCATATATAATGCCGCAGCTTGTTGATCCTTGGGCGCGGTTGTGGATTTACCCTCCTGCGGTGCAGCCGATGTCGTCGTCGGATCTTCAAGCGATTGGTTGGTGGGCGAAGGTGCCTTTGGCTTGCCTTCCTTGCCCTGTATCCAGTTTACTCCGTCCTCTAGCGCGGAGCCCAAATCAGCGCTTTGCGCCATTGGCGTTGCGCGCTCTTCCTGCGGAGGCTGGGCAATCGCTAGTTCCGGCCTATTGAAATTGTTGAAGTAATTTTGCGGAATGCCCTGATAGGCGTTCTGCGCGCTGGCTGACGGAGGATCTAGGGCGTTATTGCGCTGACGAGAAAAGCTGTTGATGGCATCACTAAGCGAACCGCCGGGGGCGCGATGGATGCGCTTAACCGTCAGGAGCGCTTTGCGGTATGATTTTTCAGTCACGTCGTAGTCCAGTTACGGTTTTTCACGCCCAGTTACGGTTTTTCACGGCTTAGCCTTCGGCTTTGGCCGGTTTGTTGGCCGGTTCTTCGCAGCCATTTTTGCCTGCTTCTCCTTGGACTTAAGACCCATCTCGTTGGCCTGCATGTCCGCTTCTATGGCCGCTTGGTGCTTCTCATGCTCGGCGGCCAGTCCGGTTTCATGCTGATGCTGCTGGGCGGCTAAAGTCGTTTGATGCTTATGCATGTCCATTTGCATAGCGTCCTGATGCTCGCTCTGCTGGATTTGCATGTCGACCTTTTTGTTCATTACGTCTTTGGCTAGATCGATGGCCGCCAACTTCTCATTAGACTGCCGATCTTCCTGCGAGTTGGCGTCCTTCAGAAGGATATCGCCCTTTTGCATGTCCGCCTTCTTGGCATTCGTGTGGGCGTCCATAAGCTGGGCTTCAGCCTTCATTGCCTCGATAGAGATTTCATGCGGCGTCTTGCCGGGTTCCATCGGCGCTAGACCGGCCTCGCCAGCCTTCGCCTTAACCTCGTCCACCTTCGCCTGCGCCATCATCATCTTAGACTTGGCGTCCTGCATCCTAGACTGCGAATCCTGCAGTTTGGCCTGCGCTTCGGACGTGGCCTTTTGCTGTTCCGGCGTCGGCTTGCCCATCGCAGACGGAGGCGCGAAATACTGCTGCGGGTTGGCTATCTTCAGCACGTCCGAAATAATGGCGGTGTCCAAGGCAAGAGGATTATACATCGTCGGACTTTGCGCCGACAAAGCCTTAAGACCAAGGTATTTAAAGATACGCTGTGTCTGAGATGCCGTATTCGGATCGGCCTGCGGCACTAAGTTGTAGTTCTTAAGCGCATCGAGAAAAGTCTTTTCGTCCCACTGTCGGGCTGGCTTCTTGTTTTGCTGCCAGAATGCATCTGGATGTTCTTTGAAGATCTCGACAATCAACTTTAGTTCTTCACATTGGGCGGCGTGCATTCGCTTATGAACAGAATCCTTGACAACTTGCTGCTGCTCAATGATGGCCAACACCGCGCCGGTCTGGGCGTCCTGCTTGCCCTCTCCCACCATTTGTTCGGCCGTCCCGCCGATGCGCATACCCGTAGTGGCCATTTCCTGCGCGAGAGCCATCAAGCCTTGGCTTGGCTCCTTGTATGGGAGCGGCATGACCACTTGATTGATTGGCTTGCCGCCGGTATCGATCTGCGACGTGCCGCCGGGGGGAATGCGAAGAATGTTGCTGTTTTGGCGGCTCGCTTGCTTGTCAATCAATGCGCCGGGGAAACAGGCATACATGCCCGCATCGAGTAACTCCCGCCACGCCGCCGTCAGAGCGTTAGTTGTATTTCCTAGAATATGCAGTAGGCCAATATCGTAGAAACCAAAGCCGGGGACATATGTGTATTTTACAAACACATCCTTTGCTTCCGGTAGTTCTTTCTCTTCATCCTCATCATAGTTACGAACGATAGACAATATCTGCTTGCTGGATTCGTCAATAGTTACGCGGTAAGGAAGTTCGAACCCGCTCTCTTTGCCCTTCCATTTGTGCTCATAGCCCTTGATATCGAGATAACAGTAGCATTCAAAGATATCCCGGCTGCGATCTTCCGGTCGTCCGAAGCCTCCCTGCTGGACGCCTTGCTGGCTATTCTTCTGCTGCTCTACGGCGTTGTTCTCAGGTGGCGGGGGAGCGGGAAGGTCAACATCTCGATAAACGCCAAGGATCTGTAGCCGCCTGACGGCATTCTTATTAAGCCGTGCTTTATGTGTAATGCGAATTGCGTTCTTAAGGTCGGTAGCGGCATTGTTGACGACCAAATGCTCCGCATCGACAGTCTCGGATACCGGACGATTGCGAACCGGGCAGAAATAGACTTTCTTAAAGGAAGTCCCGCCGAATCCCAGCATCAGGAGCATTCGGTCGGTATCGGGGTAATACTCGCTGGCGGTTACGGTCAGGTAGTGATTCATATCCTCTTCTAGGTCGTTCGCCAGCGCGTCCTCTTGAGAATCGGCGTTATTGTCGTCGTTGCGGATCTTGACCGGACCATCTGTTGGTAGCAGCTCAGATCGCGCATTGGCCTGAAAACGAAGGACTGCCTCTTGCATTAACGGATGGCGAACCTTGCTCATGCCTTCGACCGGAGCGCCGTCCGCTGCGCCCTGCTGACCAGGAACTTCCAGCTTTAGCCCTAGAAGAATTATACCTTTGGCGCGCTCGTCTAGCCATTCGCGGCGGGAGTCTTCGTCTTCCTTAATGCCGCGTAACAGATCATCACAAATACGACTGAGTTCAGATGCGTCAATATCCTCCGCCAGATTGTCGAACCAGCCGGTTGGTTTTCGTTGAGGATCGTCCAAAGGGCGACCATCAAGACTAACCGTAACGCTACCGTCTCCATGCGTGATCTTGACAATACGGCCACGGTCGTCGAACTCCGGCATGTCATCGCCGTCGCTGGATGTAATGATGATATCGACGGGGGAATGGTCTATCTCCGGCTGCGGCGGCGGCTGCAGTCGGATGTTTGATGGTGCTAGGCCGGCCATTGACTTATGGGTGCTTTCGTTCTATGTAACCACTTGACAGCTTTGCCCGATGGGCAAACGAGGCGAGCGTTTCGGTTGGGTGCGCCGAGGCCCAGCGGCTTTTAAACCTCATCTGAGGTGCCAACTGGGGTGACCGTAAGGTC